CCCCCGAAAACAGCGTGCGTGCTGTAAACATCAGCCAGGCGGCCGAATGTGGGGTATTGGGTACTGTTCTATCACCTTTGTGGTTCAAAGCTTGCGGGTGCTTAATCCGCCTGCTCAATAGCTGGGTGCTTAATCCAGCTGAGATAAGTCTTGCACAGTTGATGGGATCCGTAAAGTCTGCCGGCTGGAATTTTTTCACTTCCATCATAAGTGTTCTCCTTTTGACCCAACTGTTCGGGGGTTCAATGTGTTCAAAAATGCGGTCACACGGTCCAGACGAATCAAAGAAAGGTCTCTTTTTAACCCTAATTCGACCAGCTGGGGGAGGTTCGTCTCCCCCCAAAATGAGGCCAAATCGCTCAATGAAATAGTCGTCATTTAAAAGTTTTCGCTTCTGAGTTTTCCAGTCCAGGCCAATGTGGTCGCAAATAGGTTTCAGCGGTACGCGCTGCTGGCCGTCGTCTAATTGAATGACTGGAAGAATGACGTCGCCAAAGGCAATAGAAATGTGTATGCGTGGTTTCATGTTTTAAGTCCTCATAAAGTATGAGGCGGACCGGGTAGCCGCAGAACAACGCCTCAGAGGAATTGGCGCGGCAGGGGCTTTTGCTTTGGCTCCCGACCCATGCCCCTACAAACAGGTTAGCCATAGCGTATTAAGGCGCTGGCACTGAATGAAGGAATTGGGTACAAATAATTCCTCGTTAAAGCTGCTGATGGGTGTTCAATCCGCCAGAGTTTAAGGTTGCAAACAAGCGTCCTCACTTGCTGCAATAAGAAGTGTTGCCGATGGTGTTTCTCTTCACAATTGATTGAAGTTGTTTAAGTTTCATAAACAACTACCCATTAAGCGCGTCGTCGACGTGCTTAACCATCGTTTCTTCTATGTAATCTCGCTCTTCGTCAGTCAGGCCTAGCAGTTCCCGCTCAGGGTATTTATGCTGCAGGCCTCGCTCATTAACCCGAGCGCGTAATCCGTACTGGTTTACTCGTGCAATTTGGTTAGCAAATCCGGTAAAGCCCACGCTGGCTTCACCGGCTGATGCTCTGGCTTTCAGGTTTTTGGTGCGGTGTATTTTGCGGAACATGCGCAGGCTACCTTTACGCTTGCGCATTTCGGGCTGAGGTTTACGTTCCTCGTAGGGGCTGCCGTCCGGGTTCTTGTTCTCACGTATGCGTTTTGCCTGGCTGCCACGCAGGTGCCGGCTAATGTCTCTGGCCAGTGCCTTGCGTTGGCCGGCGTCAAGCTGTGTAAGTAGTGCCTGAACGCGGTCAACGAATGGATCCAGAACACCATCAGCCATTGTCGTCCTCGCTGGTGTCGTCTACCTTAACGCCCTGAATGTAAAGCTCCCAGTCAAATCCGTCGTAGGGGTCAAACGGTGGCTCTGGTAAATGCTCAACCACATTGCCGCTACCATCGTTAGACACTTTTACGCGCTCGGTCATCTTAATGGTTACTTCAATGTCGGCGGTGTTCTTGTTGATAAGCTCTGCCCGAAAAGTAATGCCGTCTTCGCGCTTCTCTCGGTTGTTCAAAAGCTCAGGCTGGTGGCGAGCGACCCAGGCAAGAATAGGGACCATGATGTCATCGCTGTGGCCACGGTAGTCAGTGACCAGTACGACGCAGTCAAACTGGTATTCAAAGCTCAGGTTATGGTTAGCGCCCGTAGCGTACAGCTTGCCTTTGTCGATGAATATGTGCAGCGCGTCCGGATTCTTTTTCAAGTGCGGTACCGCGCTGCTAATGATGTCCCGTAGTTCGCCCGGCTTATTCATTGCTTGCTCGCTTGTACCAGCCGGCTGCGTTCATGTCGGCTTCAGATACGTTCTTGATGTCGCCGGCTACCATCAGGAAACGGCGGTCAGGCCAAATGGCATGAAGCTGTTCACTCAATTCTTTTAGCGCTTCTGTCGGCGTGTCATCGGGCACCGATAAAATAGCGCCGTCTTTGGGGATGATTAAGTTCACGTTGTTTTTCATGGTGGCACCTCAGCGTTTACGAATGCGCTCGGCAATTGAGCCGAGTATTCCGGGTGTGTTTTGGCCTATCGATGCGCGCTTATCACCGCTGCGCTGGGTAATGTTAACGCCCAGAACGGTCAGCATGGCCGTCAGCACAATAGAGGCTTCGGCAATAATGTCGGAGGCATTGCCTGGCTCTTTGAATAGCGCATAAACCAAGCCGGCCATAAGCCCAGCAAACGAAAAGCTGGTGACATAGCCGATCATCGGACGCCAGCCGGACTTAAACCAGCCATCGGCTTTTAGCTCTGCCCGCATGGTTTCGTTTACTTGTGTTATTTGAGCGGTTTCAGCTTCTATCTTCATGCGGCGCAGTTCGCGCTCGTGTTCGCGTTCTATCTGCTGCAGCTTAACGGCGGCTTGCGGGTCTTGCTGTATGGCCTGCATGACCGCTTCGGGGTTTTCATCAACGCCCAGGGCAGAGGCTATCATGCCGCCTGCTGCTGTGCCTGCGGGGCCGAGTAAAGAACCCAGAAGCGGCGCAGCTGTACCGACTAAGCCTTTTATATCTGACCAGTCCATTATTTTTGCCCCCGAGGTTTACGCGATGACTTGCGTTTTGGTGCCGGCTTGGCCTTCTCTGGGGTTTTAGCCTCTGACTCAGGAAAGGCTTCAAGGCTTTCTTCATAGGCGCGCTGCAGCTTCACGTCATACAGGTTGCGATGGTAAGCCGGGCCGTTGTAACGGTAGGCAAACTCAGCCCATTCTTTTTGCTTCAGTGCGCTGTGCATTTCTGGTTGTGCCAGGATAAAACGCACAGCGGCATCAAGGTGGTTAGCCTCACTCTCGTGCATGGCATCGACAAACTGGCTTACGCTGTCATAACCTAGCAGCTCCCAGTGGTAGCCCATGATTTGGAACATGCCCCAGCTGCAGCTCTCTTTCGCTGTTTTTGCAGACAGTGTGCTGGCAAGTTTAAAGCGCTGGTACTCTGCTGTGCCGCCTGCATACCCACCCGGTGAGGGATTGCAAACATTCGGGTACTTGCTCTCAAGGTCAGGGGCTTCTTCAAACAGGCCTGATTCCTTGGCGCGACCATGGAATACATGGCGCTCGAATAAAATAACCGGCTTGCCAGTGGTCTGAAAGAAACCTTCGCCAACTGACTCAACTTCGGCTACCGCTGCCATAACAGCAAGGCTAACCCCCAGCTTGTCGGCGGCTCTTTGCAGGTCGTTCTGGCTGGCCTGTTTAGGGTCAACTGCACCTTGAAGTGCGCGCTGTGTTCGTGGCCCAGCAATGCCAATAGGGATGATGCCGGCGGTCTTTTGAAATGCCATGACGGCGGCCTTAGTTGACTCACCAAACCAGCGGTCGACAATCAGCTGTGGTTTTGCGCCGGCTTTATTCAGGCGCTGCTGCAGTGTTCTTACGTCCAGTCCTTTGCTTCCAACTTTCATGGGCTCACCTCGTTGTGTTTATTGGTTTTTGTTTTGCGCTTCTTTTTTTTGCTGGTCCAGCAAAGAAGCTGGCTTAATTTGGAACCGTCTTTTGTGGCTTTGAAAAGCTCAGCTACGTTGCCGTGGTGCGCAATAAGCGCCAAGGCAAGTGCGGCTTCCATCATGACCTGAGCAAGACTGACCGTTGCCGGCATGGTGATATGCACGATCACCTCAGTAAAGGCCGACACCATGATGATGTAGGCCAATACCGAAATGATGGGCTTGTGCCTTCCGGAACGAGTGAACAGCATTATCCGGAAAGCCACGACGGTCAGAACAAGGATGTGAACAATACCGAGAATAGTCATTTGGTTTTGCCCTTTAGCAGATTGTGTAGCGCCTGGCTTTCAGTCAGTGCAATTAGCTTTTGCACGATTCGGACTGATACGGCGCTGGAGAGTATGGCGCCGACTCCGTGGCTGACTTCTATCTTCCCTGGTAGCAGGGTGGCAATTAAGTCTGCTGCGAAGCTTGCACCAAGGCAGCCGCAAGCCACAGATATAAGGAAAAGGAACACGGCTTTTATTTTGCTGTGACCTTGCTCGTTCATAATGAAAATACCGGCACCGGTCACTGCGCCAATGGCAATGAGCGGGTCAATGCCTAGCAGTGGGGCGGCCAAGGCGGCGGTCGTTGCTGTTGTTGTCGCTGTGGTTGCGCCTACTGGTTCATTCATCGCTGCCTAGTCCCATAGTTGGATCATTTTTTTACGAGGTGGCGCTGTCACTTCTGGCAGTGTAATTAGCGTCCCTCTCGGAATTACAGGGCCCAGCGCTGCAAGGCCCGGATTAAGTTCAAGTGCTTCTTCAGTAACGCCGGCTGTACGCCTTAAATGTCGCTGACAAATGGCGTCAACGGTGTCGCCCTGTCTTGCCCGAACTTGCATCAGATAAGCTCCACGGTTGAGTGGTTCTTGCCTAGAATGTCGCGGATTGCAAAACGCGAATCGCGGTGAAGGTTGGTGATGGTGTCGGCCAGTGCGTCAACATCGTTGTCGCCGGCTCCGGTGGTGTCATAGTCGCGCAGGCGCTCTATCAGGTTGGCCCTGGTCAATGAATAAATGGCTCGAGCGTACAAGTGGACATAAACGCTTTCGCTGTTAATTTGCTCTGCCGGTACCGCTTCAAGGGATTCATGGCCTTCACTTAGCTTTCCCTGCCGCCACTCTTTTAGCTCGCTGTTGACGGACGACACGGCGTTGATGGTTGAATGAATTAAACGCTCGTCAGTCACGGTTCCATCCAGACGCATAGTAGCCCTGAGTTTGGCGGTGTCGATGTCAGGCCAAAAGGCAGAGCTTTGAATTATCTGCTGGCTGTCTTGTGTTGGCTCTACTGCAAAGAAACTCACATTTACCTCCGTGGATGGCCGGTGGTCACTCCCGTCATTCAGCGAGCAGAAATCAGGGAGTGAGCCGGCCTGACGCGCGGGTTACGCTCGGTTAGCGAACAAAGGCTTAGCCTTTGTTGTCACTGTCTTTTTCAACTTTCTTCTTAAGGGCAGTTAGCGCCTGCTTGCAGCCAACGCGGTCGTGAAGCTTTAACGCCTTCTCGTAATAGCCAATAGCTTCTTTGTCATTGCCTTCACGCTCATGCGCTTCAGCCAGTGCCCGTAAGAACTTGGCGCGCACCTGGTCAAACATGTCGAGTTCAGCCGTAAGGTCCTGCACACGGTTCAGTGTCTCCAGGCTAAACGGTGACTCGTCGTTTTCTGATGCCAGGGCTGCTGTTGCAATTTCTTCAACAATTAAGCAGCCAGTCGTGCGTTCATACTGATCCGGTGTTTGCAGGTCGTGGATGATGGCGTACTCAGCAATTTCTAATGCCCGGTCGTAGTTGCCGGCATCAATATGCCAAATAAGCAGCGTCATCAGAACGTCATCCTGCTGGCCTGATTGCGCTTCAAGAACGCCGTCAATGTAGCTGTCATACTCGGCCACAAGTTTTGACTTCATTTCTTTTTTGCGCTCAATGCTCTGCGCTTGTTTCAGGCTGCGCTTGTGGTCAGCCAACTGCATTAACATCAGCTCGTACTGGTTAGCGCCTTTGCGCGAGGCATTTTCATCCTCACTTGTGCGCTTGCTGGCCAGTACGCGCTGGCGGTGTTTTTCAGCGGGTGTCATAGCTCGCTCCCTAAGTTAGAAAAGAGGCAGAGCTGTCAATTAAGACAGCTCGATGTTTTCAGCAACCGCTGCACAGCCGTAGTCTTCAACTACATAAGAGTCGTTGCTTGACTCGTAGTTTTCGATTTGGTCGCGTTTCGGGTTGTCGATGATGTTGCGGCGGCGCGAGCCTTCTTGCCAGTACAGGCTTAGGTTATCCAGGCGCGTCACCATGATGGTGTTCGCAGGGAAGTGCGGGACTCGAACAGCCTGCAGTCCACCAATGCGCTTCTGGCTAATCATCATGTCGGCTGCTGTTTTCTCAGTTGGTACCATGTCAGAATTAACCAGCGGGAAGTACTTGTCTGACAGCAGTTTACGGCCGGTTAAAACAACCAGCTCGGTATCGTCCTGGTGCCAAGGGTCAATCAGGTTATTTACCATGTCATAAACCAGGGCGTCTAGGTTCTTGTAGTCGCCACCTGTGCCAACAGTAATTTTACCTGAAGCTTCGGCCACTTCGGTCATAACGCGCTCTGCGGCGTGGTCGCGCATTTTTTGCAGCCAACCAATGTTCACGTCCTGCAACAACGGATTGGCTACTCGGTCAGACTGAGTGGCAGCCGATGTGCCGTTGAAGCCGATCATGATGCGGTCTAATGCCTGGCGTTTTAAAATAGCGTCGCGGATGCGTGTCTGGAAGTCCTGGAACTTAGCCCAAGCATCAAGCTTGCCATAGCGTAAAGCGGTATCGAAGTTAGTCTGCTTACAGAAGTAAGAGCTTCCTTCCATATCGGTTGGGTCGGTTGGTTGGCGGTCGTTCTGATTTGTGTCAGTACGGCCAGCAATGGTACCGCTGATACCCAAGCCCAGCTTTTCGCCTTGCTGTTCATTCACGCCAGTTACGTTAATGCTGTTCAAGAACTCTGAGCTCTCTTGCATGCGTATTTCTAGCGTTTGTTGAATGCTCGGCTCAACAGTGAATTTAGTTCCAACGCTGTCTACGCCATTCAGGCTAGCGAGCCGGTTTTGGAACTCGTTAAAAATCCTTCGTGTCTCGTTGCGCATTTCTTTTTTCCTTAATTAACAGTTGATTGCTTGGCCGCGTTAGCAGTCGGTGGCTACAGTGTCACCGCCACCAGTTGCAGGAGGGCGCTGGGTTCCAGCTGGCTCGCTGTCTAGCTGGCTTTTCAGCTCGGTGAATGCTGATGCTGTGTCGTCGTACTCTTTTTTGAGTCCGTTGAAGTCGTTCTGCAGTTTTTCCAGGTCAGCAATTTGAGTTTTGTATTGATCCATTAGCTCGCTGGTCTGCGTGGCAATTTCTTCAACCGCTGAATGCACTTCAGTGAAGTCGGCGGTCGAGGCTTTCTTGTGCTTGCTCAAAAGGGTTTTGACCCGGCTAAGCAAAGAGGGGCTTTCTGAAGGTTCGTTTTCAGAGCTTTCGTTTTCAAGCTCCAAATCAAACTCAAGGGCGGCGCTGAACAGTGTGGTCGGGCTCTGCTTACGGCCAGCCAAAGGGCTTTTATGTGCCTTTGCAGAAAATGACAGCATTTCAGTGCCAAGGCTCGCCGGGCTGTCGGTAACCGCCAGGCCCATTAGGTAGGCTTCGCCTGAGTCAGAGAAGTTAGGCTCAACTTCAATAGAGGTGTAAATTTTTTGCTTGTCGCGGTTAAGCTTAACGAGGCTTTCAGTTGGCTCAATTTGAGCGTAAAGCACCAATTTGCCTTCGCTGTTCTCTTCCGTCTTAACGGCAACAACATCGCCGTAAGCTTTAAAGTCGCTGTCTGGTCGTAGTCCGCGAATGTGCTCAAGCCATACGCGAGCGCCGTATTTGTCCTGGTCGTAGTTGGCAGCTATCTGTTCAAGCCAGCTGCGCTCGATAACTCGGCCGTCGGTCGTGCCGCCTTCAGTTGCTACACGAAAGAATGTACTATTAGGCATGGTCAGGGTCCTGTCGGTTTCGGGTTTTTAATCGGTATGGTCAGTAGCCAGGCGCTTGCGGTCAATTTACTGGGGTTGTAAAAGCAGAATAAACAACTAAAAGTGCATAGAACGTGGCTTTGCGGCTTGTAGACTGACCGCATGAAAATAAGAACCAAACCCGATTTAGACCCGAAGCTGCAGGCCAGAAATTTATACTGGCAGGGCTATCGTCTGCGCCGAATCTCTGAAATGCTCGATATTCCAGAGTCGACCATTAGCACCTGGAAAAAAAGTGAGCATTGGGACAAGGTTAAGCCGCTGGACAGGGTGGAAGCCAACCTCGAAGCCAGGCTGATTGCTCTTATCAATAAGGATCAAAAAGAAGGTAAGGATTTTAAAGAAATTGACCTTCTCATGCGTCAGCAAGAGCGCATGGCCAGAGTTCACAAATATAACGGCAGCGGCAATGAAGTTGACCTTAACCCAAATGTTGCTAACCGCAACAAAGGGCCACGCAAAAAGCCTGAGCGAAACGCTATTGACGATGATCAGCAAAGTAAGTTGGTTGAGTCCTTTCATGAAACGATGTTTGAATATCAAAAGGGCTGGTACCAGGCAGGTCTGAAGCACCGTATCCGGAACATTCTCAAATCGCGCCAAATCGGGGCGACCTTCTATTTTGCTCACGAAGCATTTATTGACGCCCTGGAGACTGGGCGTAACCAAATTTTCCTGTCGGCCAGTAAAGCCCAGGCGCACGTATTCCGTCAGTATATTGTTCAGTTTGTAAAAGACACGGTTGGCGTAGAGCTTCGGGGTGACCCTATGGTTTTACCCAATGGGGCACACCTTTACTTCTTAGGTACCAATGCCAGAACGGCGCAAAGTTATCACGGCAATCTGTACTTAGATGAATACTTTTGGATCCACAATTTTCAGGAGTTCAGAAAGGTTGCGTCAGGCATGGCCCTGCACAAAAAATGGCGGCAAACCTACTTTTCGACACCTTCGAGCCTGGAACATGATGCTTACCCGTTCTGGTCTGGGGACCACTTCAACCGTGGACGTGCCAAAGCAGACAAAATACAGCTGGACTTGTCTCACGCCAATCTGGTGGATGGTAAAAAGTGTGATGATGGTCACTGGCGTCAGATTATTACCGTTGAAGACGCTGTTCGCGGTGGTTGTGACCTGTTCGACCTCGACCAGTTAAAACTTGAATACAGTCCCGATGAATACCAAAACCTGTTGATGTGTCAGTTCATTGATGACACGTCTTCTGTTTTCTCAATGCCGATGATGCAGCGCTGCATGGTGGACAGCTGGGAAGTTTGGGAAGACTTCAAGCCACTGGCTGGACGTCCGCTGGCTAACCGTGAAGTTTGGATTGGTTACGACCCGGCCAAAGGCGGTATTGGTGATAGTGCCGGTTGTGCTGTCATTGCTCCGCCGGTAACTGAAGGCGGGAAGTTTAGAGTGCTCGAGAAGTACCAGTGGCGAGGTAAGGACTTCAAGGCTCAGGCTGATGCAATCAAAGATATTACCAAACAGTACCGGGTTACTTATATTGGTATCGATATTACTGGCATCGGTGAGGGTGTATTCCAGCTGGTTAAGCAGTTCTTCCCTCAAGCAACGCCTTTCCAATACTCGCCAGTAGTGAAAGGCCGCTTGGTTATGAAGGGCCATGACGTGATCAGCAAAGGCCGGCTGGAATTTGACGCCGGTAGCACTGACATCGCCCAGTCATTCATCAGTATTCGCAAGTCAGTTACAGCGTCAGGCAGGGCGCCAACCTATGAGGCTGGCCGCTCTAAAGAGGCCAGTCATGCCGATTTAGCCTGGGCAATTATGCACGCATTACACAACGAGCCGTTGGAAGGTAGCAGCGGGAGCAAATCCGGATTCATGGAGTTATACGACTAATGAGCAAACAGCAAACAATGGAAGCATTCACGTTTGGCGAGCCTTCGCCGGCTCTTAACAACAGTGACATATTCGACTACCTTGAAGCCATGCACAATGGCAAGTGGTACGAAATGCCGTTATCGCCAGATGGCTTATCACGTATTTACCGGGCGGCGGTTCACCATGCAAGCGCCATCCAGGTGAAGCGAAACATTCTGAGAAGCTGCTTTATTCCTCATCCCAAACTGAGCACTGCAGAGTTCACTGGGTTGGCTATCGACTTTCTTACATTTGCTAACGCCTATGTTGAGCGGGTGAAGAGTCGGACAGGAAAAACGTTGCAATACAAGCGTTCGCCGGCCAAGTACACGCGCAAAGGTTACAAGTCTGACAACTACTGGTGGGTGCCTAATTTTTATGAGTCCCGCGAGTTTAGTGATGATTCGGTTTTTCAGTTAACGGAAGCTGATATTAATCAGGAGCTTTACGGTATACCTGACTATGCCGCCTCAATGAACTCTTCGCTTCTGAATGAATCGGCAACCCTGTTTCGCCGCAAGTACTACGAGAACGGTTCACACGCTGGTTTCATTCTCTACATGACCGATGCGCTTCAAAAAGAAACTGATGTTGACTCGCTTCGCAAGGCGCTAAAAGACAGTAAAGGCCCTGGCAACTTCCGCAACTTGTTGCTTTACGCTCCAGGCGGAAACAAAGACGGTATTAAACTGATGCCAGTCTCCGAGGTGGCAGCTAAAGATGAGTTCCTCAACGTTAAAAATGTGTCCCGTGATGATCAGCTTGCGGCGCACCGAGTGCCGCCACAGTTAATGGGTATCGTGCCAAATAATACGGGCGGCTTTGGTGACTCCGGCAAGGCGGCTGAAGTGTTCGATGCAAACGAAATGGAGTCTCTGAGAGCTATATTCACATCGATAAACGACTGGGCAGGCGAGCAAATCGTTCGGTTCAAGCCCTACACACTGTCCAAAGACAAAGAGTAAAGCGTTCTCCCTGGATGCAGGTTTCTCCAGTACCTGCGAGTTGGCCCGGCTTCTGCCGGGTCTTTTTTTGCCTGAAATCCACAGAATTGCGCTGAAACTGCGCGGTGCTAACCCCGCCTCGCCTGCGCGCTTTTGCTATTAAATTTCTCGAGCAAACGAAAGGCTTCTATCCCGCCAAGCAAAAAGCCTGAACAGAGCTTTGCAGCCCTTTGTTTATAACGGGTTACAACGAATAGTAACGGCTAAATATGCGCTTTTATATCCGTTCGGGAAATTCTGGTAGACGGGGGGAGCATCGGAAAAGGGTAACATTGGTAACGGAGTTTAAAATGATAGCGTAAGTGCATGATTTTAATGAGTTTGCAATGTTACCTTTT